AGGAACGGCATGAGCAGGAATAAGAGCACAATCTGTCTGAAACCAAAAGATATCTGAAAAGAAGATCCAGTCTTCCTTCGGTTTAACAAACAGCATAGACAAATTCTTTTTGCACAATCCGTGCAATTGGGAATCCGTCATGGTCCGATTATCCACGGACATGTACTTTTCGACTACGGTATTCATCCACACATCTTTGGTATTATTCTTCGCGATCAATTCTTCCTCAGATAAACCCATGAAATTTTGGTTTTCAATGGGAGAATAATCGTGATTTACACGCAACTCTTTTTCAGACAGGGTAGCGGTAAAATCAACAGGCGGTGGTAATTCCAAAGACTCAGAAGGGGCAGAGTTGCTCACATAAAGGGATCGGATCATGATAGCAGCAGTGCCAGCAATAAAACCTAAACCTATAACTTCCAAGAGTGCTTTAATGTAGGGGTTGTACTTGTCGCGATGGGCCTCAGCCACATCAGAGATTGCAGTTCTACGATCAGACAGAGTTTGATAAGCAGATTGCCTCAAAAGAAGCGAGTAACCAGATGCCCAAAACCACATAGTAAAACCAGTGGTGATAAGCAACATGTGGTACGATCCGCTAAAACAACATCTTTGAAGCAAGCCAAGGCCAAATAAGAAAAGGCCTCTCGCTCCATACGTATGTGCAAGTTTTATGCGACGACACAGTTTAACGTCCTGCAGTACAGGGGCAAGACGACGGACAAATCCAGTGTCCCAGAGATTGTCGGGTAGCCAATACCACCACTGAAGAAAATCTTCAGTGCTAATGTGATTGACTAAAGTGGAAACAACCGAATCAATGGCTTTTTCCCACCCCAACAAGCGGCCCAACCAGGTCCCAATAAAGGGAAATTCTCCCAATCTCTCAATGGTTGCTTTACGGGCGCTCTTCCAAAAGGAAGCTGCAACCCAGTCAGCAACTAAAGAAGCTGATTGCTGTTCAACTTCTTCCTCATGAGGGGGAAGTCTTTCAGGCATCGGGAGATCATCATGGACAGTACCGTGCCCGGAGGCAGCAATAATTTCCATGGCTGTTGGAATAGATCTGGGTGGTGGTCGGCCTCCACGGCCTCGTCCACGTCCTCGCTGATGTCCACGGCCAAAAGCACGCGATCGAACTCGATTCAGCATGCGATCCGTAGAGGAGCTAGAAGACGAATCTCCTTGCTCGGAGGACGAAGAGGAAGAATGAATTTGATAGTTAGGATCCGGCGGGGAAACAACTTCAACTTCATCCTTCATTTTGCCGCAGCGGCAAGTAACGCGGTTGCATTCCTTGCACATGGTATACGTC